CAGTAGAAGAATATAAAGCGAGACTTCAACAGGTAGAAAAGATAGTATTACCTTTTCTTACAAAGTTATTGAAGACACACGAACAACCATATATTCATTGGCCAAATCGTAAAACTGTTTTAGAAACTCAGATACAGAAAATTCTAAATCTAACAAGAGGATAATATGATACAAGTATCAGAAAGAGCCTTTGAACAGATTAAAGAAGTTATGCTCGACCAAAATACAACTGATCCACTAAGAGTATATGTTCAAGGTGGTGGTTGTTCTGGTTTTCAATATGGTTTCATGTTTGATGGAGATCAAAACGAAGATGATTTTGTTATTGAAAACAAAGGAATTAAAATACTCATCGACTCTGCATCGATGATGTATCTTGATGGCGCAGAAATAGATTATAAAGAAGAACTTATGTCTTCACAATTTGTCATCAAGAACCCGAACGCAAGCCATACTTGTGGCTGCGGTTCTTCATTTGCAGCTTAAAAAGGGAGAAATTAAAATGAAAGCAATTATTGCAACTTTACTATTGGCAACTTCTCTAACTGTAGAAGCACAAACTATGTATACCAATATGCCCATGCAACAAGATGTGGCTGTGGTCGTAGCTCGTCAACCTAGATATGTTACATCATATCAACAAGTTTGTTCACAAGTTCCTGTAGAACAACGCAATACCGGTGGTGCAATTGTTGGTGGTGTTATCGGTGCCGCTTTAGGTAACCAAGTTGGTGGTGGCCGTGGGCGTGAAATTGCCACAGCTGCTGGTGCAGTTATTGGTAGTCAGATCGGCGGCCAAGGCGATGGTGGTGTTGAAATTCAGAATCGTTGTTCTCAACAACCAGTTCAAGTTATTTCTGGAGAAGTTGTAACTTTTGAGTATAAAGGTCGTAGATTTTCACACACGTTCAATTAAGGAGTAAAATGTATATTTACAGATGTAAAATCAATAAAGTATTGGACGGTGACACAGTAGAAGTTGATCTCGATTTGGGTTTCAATATTGTTTTAGTTAATCAAAAAGTTAGATTAGCAGGTGTTGACACACCAGAATCTAGAACTTCAAACGAAGAAGAAAAACCAAGAGGAATTTTGTCAAAGAAAAAGGTAGCAGAAAAACTACCTGTTGGTTCTTGGCAAAAAATTCAAACAATGAGAGCCGATGCAAACGATGATAAGTTTGGTCGCATTCTCGGCGTGTTTATCATGGAAGATGGCATGAGTCTGAATCAATGGATGATTGACAATAATTATGCTGTTTTGTATCAAGGAGAGAACAAAGAACTTGTTCAAGAGATGCACCAATACAATAAGAAAAAACTTATTGAACGTGGTGAACTCAAATCATAAAAGGAGAAAGAAATGTTAGAACTACTATTAGGTTTTGTTATTGGCGCACTTGTCGGTTGGCACGTTCCTCAACCTGAGTGGGTTAAGAATGTGTTGGCTAAATTCAACATGAACAAACCGAAAGAATAATGGCATATTCTGAGAAGGTTGTAGACCATTACGAAAACCCTCGTAATGTTGGTTCATTTGATAAAAATGAAGAAAACATCGGCACAGGCATGGTCGGAGCACCTGCCTGTGGTGATGTGATGAAACTCCAAATAAAGGTAGATAATGATGGCATTATTAGAGATGCTCGTTTCAAAACATATGGTTGCGGATCAGCAATCGCTAGTTCATCGTTGGTTACAGAGTGGATTAAGGGTATGCATATTGATGCTGCTACTAGTATCAAAAACACTCAAATCGCAGAAGAACTAGCTCTGCCGCCGGTGAAGATTCATTGTTCAATCTTAGCTGAAGATGCAATTAAAGCTGCGGTGTCAGACTATAAATCAAAAGCATCTTGTTGCTCTCAATAAATGGCATTCTTAGTAGCAAACATACCACCTGTTCATTGTTGGATTCGTAAAGAATTTCTATACGACTTTCAAAAAGGATTTGAGCCCTGCATTTGGGTTTCAGCTAAATCAATTCGTGGCCAGGCGTTTCGTATAGAGTCATATCTACCTAACTATGGCGCACTTTATGATAAGTTGCCAATACACGCATTTGTTTCAAGAACAAAAGATTTGGGACCATTTTTGCCATTGGACACTTTACAGATTTGGGACTGTTTCTCAAATGAGATTACTGTAGTTCAGAAATCATTTTTGAAAAATTTGTCTTGCAAGTTTTTCGCTAAAGATAAAAAGTTTTATAGTGGCGACTATATGTTCACCATCGATAATGGTTTTGCTGACCCAAATACCATTGATACAACATATGCTGAGTGGCCTGAAGATCATAAATCATTTAATTTTATTCAACTAAATAACGGGCAGTTTGCAGCACAACCAAATAATCGTTGCATATTTTTGGATGCGGCTTCTAATCCGAAAGAATTGAAATTCCCAGATTTCAAAGTTTGCACAAAACTGTATCGTGTCGAAACCAATCCAAAGTGGGCGCTGGGAGATTCTGATGATGTTATGTATGGAGATAAAGCATAATGTTAAAACAGGTCAATGGCAAATGGGCGCTTGTGTCAAAGAAAACACAAAGACCTCTTGCATACTACAAGGGCGATGGCAAACCATCTGATGAATGGGTTGCAAAACAAGAAAGAAGAATTCAATTCTTCAAACATGGTTTTAGTGAACAAATCATGGAAGCTGCATATGCAGGCAACATTGGTGTCATGGAGTTGGTAAAGTTTCATCAGAATGCAACGCCAGAACAGAAGAAAAAATTCAATGACCATGTTCAAAACAAACGAAACAAAGAGGCATGGAAAGTTGTTCAGTCAGTCACCGGTGTCAAACTACATAAAAGTGTGCATGAAGAATCTAAACCAGATATTCTACCTAAAGCCGGCGCAGGTGCCTGGGGCACCACAGAGTTGGTAAAGACATATATCAAAGACACACCAGGTCAGGATTTTAAGAAGTTCAAAGACTATATAAAAAGTAAGTATTGATTTTTTGGAGTTATTATGAAAGATATTGTGGTAGGTTGTATTACCAATTACAACTTTGACAAAATAAAATATTGGGTGAATTCTTTAGATCGAAGTGGTTTTGATGGTGTAAAGATACTTCTTTGTTATAACATAGCATTCGAGGTTGCCGAAGAACTTGCAAAGCGAGGTTACACAATCTTTGCTTTTGGCCAAGACAAAGAGACTGGCAATCTAATATACAAACATCCAAATGATAGGCCTTTTAATATCTGCTTGGATAGATTTGCTCACATTCCATTTTTTCTCAATCGCCTAGAAAACAAAGAGCAATATCGTTATATCATTTCAACGGATGTGAAAGATGTGGTTTTTCAAACGAACCCATCAGAGTGGTTAGAAAGCAACATTGGTGATAAGAAACTTAATGTTGCTTGTGAATCCATTCGTTATAAAGATGAAGATTGGGGCAGAAACAATATGCAATTGTCTTTCGGTCCACTCATCTACGACCGAATGAAAGACAGACCAATTTACAATGCTGGCACCATATCTGGTGAATTCACTACAATGTTAGATTTTATGACAAATGTTTTCTTGTCTTGCGGTGGTGCTCCTGCAAATGTGCCAGGCGGTGGTGGACCAGATCAAGCAGCCATCAATGTTCTACTTGACATGAAGCCCTATAGAGATATTACAAACTTTGCGATGAGTGAAGATGGTTATGCTGCACAACTTGGCACCACAGGCCCACAAATCTCCGCTAAATATGGACAACACTTAGTTGAACCTGCTCCAATTATGGTTGATGATATGGTTTGCACAAGTCAAGGAAAACCATTTGCGATGGTTCATCAGTATGACCGAGTGCCTGAGTGGAAACAAATTATAGAGAAAAAATATGCCTAAACACCTCGGCGGCCATTTTGGTTTTACCGCAATGGTCACAAAAACTTTTGACTACATCAAAGACAAATACAATGTAAGATCGGTATTAGATATTGGTTGTGGTCCTGCGGGCATGGTAGAATATGCCAACTTCAAAGGCATCTATGCCATTGGTGTCGATGGTGATCCCGACTTAGAAGAAAAACCTTATGTAACAAAACACGATTTTACAACTGGAGAATTAACGCTTGACAAGACATTTGATTTAGTGTATTCTACAGAATTTGTTGAACACGTTGAAGAAGCTTATGTGAAGAACTTTATGCCTCTCTTTCAGAAAGGTAATTATGTTTTCATTTCTGCGGCGCCGCCTGGTCAAAGTGGTCATCATCATGTGAATTGTAAAGGTAAAAATTATTGGATTAATGTTTTTAATGAATATGGTTTTGAGTATTTGCTCACAGATTCAGAAGATATTTCTAAAACATCATCTGATATTGTTGTGCGTAATAATAGTATGTTTTTTGTAAATAAAAATAAACACGAAATAATAAACTATCCAGAACCATTTACTATTAGTGAAACTATGATTGAAAATTCTGTTAAAGGTTATCTAAAGAATGGTGGTAAAAGTGACTAATCTTATATTTTCTCCAGTTGGCATTCCAATTGAATTTCATCCTGCTTATGATAAAGAT